TTATTTATCCGCAACCTGCTGATTAAAGACTTGTTGTTTTATTGCGGAAATATCAACTTCTTCTAAGTATTGAATAATATTAGGAAAAAAGAGTTCGTGATAGCCGTATTCTTTTTTTCTTAATTCAGCAATTGCCTGCTCTTTTGTCCAATTCTCAAATATTAGCCGATACATTGCTATAACAGTCCCTGTGCGATCACTGCCATGCCAACAATGCACTAACACAGGATCAGACGTGCTATTTATTTTACGTAATACCTCAATGACGTCCTTATCATTAATTCTACCTGCGTTCATTTTTACGTGAAAAGTTTCTAGTTGCGTGCCTTTTACATCATCACTATCACTATGATATTCACGTAAGTTAATAATCGTCTTGATACCTTGGACTTCTAACCATTTCATTTCACCGCGTGTTGGTTGCCCTGAACGATAAACTTTTTCTGAAGCTTGATAAAAATTTTCAGGAGGTACGAGGACATCAGTAGGCCTAGAATTACACCCCACCAGCAGAAAAAAATAAGTAATAAATAAAAACTTTAAATATCGGGTATCATTAATTGATTTTATATCCATATAAAAACCTAAATTTATTGTTGGTTATTGAATGAGGAAGCAAAATAATAGCGATAATAGCGTGGATTGATAAACACTGCTCTAGGAATAATTTCTAAATTTACAAAATAGGTAATAGATATCGTTCCCTACAGACTTCACAATCAATGGTTATTACGTTGATTTATTGAGATAAATTACGAAACTTTAAATATTTTACCCATAATTTTACCCAATTAGGGAAAATGAAATTGATTTGGAGATCGAACCTGTGAGAAAGGTGATACTTTTATACCACCTACTCATTTTTAATTCCACACCCTCTATACTCTCCAAAAAACAAATGAAAATATGCTATAAATCATGACAACTAGAATCTATTTTATGTACATAAAGGATTTTTAAATGAACAAGACGTTTATTATGAGCGCTCACAGAGTTACAGAACCAATGAAGTGGTGTATTGAGTACCTTTCATCATTTAAAGAGAATACTTTCATAATACATTACGATAAAAAATCCAATATTGATGATGTATCTCACATGAAGAAAGAAAATGTAAGAATAATCACAAACAGAGTTAACGTAGCGTGGGGTGACATTTCTCAGGCTGAATCAACACTAATAATGATGAGAGAGTTTCTTACCTTGGACTCTGAATATTGCTTTTTCATATCAGGTGATGATGTTCCACTTGTTAGCAATAATGATATGAATGAAATACTAACAAAAAATAACGGGGTTGACTTTATCGATTATATGTATAGTGAGCCAGATAACACAGTCCCTATTTACAGATCTAGCTATAATTTTATCAATAGTTTCTTCATAAAAAACCCAAAGTTATCGGATGTAATAAAAAAGAAATTGTTTATTGTTTTTAAAGATTTTCTTTATAAGAACAAAAGTTTCCTAAAAAATAAAGAAATAATGTTTCCATCAGGTATGTACAAGGGGACTAACTGGTTTACCCTACATAGGGATTCCGTGTCTTACATAATAAAATGGGCGGCTGAAAATGATTTGTCTATTTTAAATAGCTCGCTGTGTATTGATGAAGTTCTATTCCATAGCATATTAAAGCCTAGATATGAATTAACAGATAAAAAAAATAAATCAAGCTTAAGGTATATAGATTGGACTACTGGCCCAGACTACCCAAGAACTTTAGATGATACTGATATAGCGAAAATACCCAAAAAAAGCCTTTTTTTCGCAAGAAAAATAAAAAACGACGTCCGTGTCGTAAATGAATATAAAAAATTTACTTATTAATCTTATTGTAAAGTTCAGATATTGCTGAAATTATATCTGGGATGATGGCGCTATAGTTAACCATGTATGTGTCTGTATCCTCATCGTAAGATACAGCGTCAGGGATGACATCACTAACTCTTTGTGCCATCAATCCATACTGATTATTACCATTATGCTTCCATTCAAAATTTCTTAATGCATTATTGTTTATCAGTTTCAATATCTTATATAAACCATCGATATATTCTCCCTTATCAATTTTTAACCTTTCGTCCGATGTGGTATTGAACGATGTTCTACCTGAGTCTCCATCAACAATAATAGATCCTGTTATAACTGGTGATGAATTATCTCCAGAGTAGTATCTGGCTACTGTAAGTGGAGTGTTTGAGTTAGAGTAGTAGTTATCGCACGGTAATCCATTAACTCCTTGTATTTTTGATGGTCTAGATAAAAACTCAGGTCTTACTTTTTCGTATGGTGATGATATTAACGTGTCCATATGCTGAGTGTATGGGCCGCCTATATCTCCTGTAACAAACATTTGATAGTTAGTTCTATTTCCTGAGACTGTAACAAGATAAGAATAGGAATTAAAATTCTTTATAGTTACTGAGCAGCTTGGTGTTATTTCCATACCGTTAATATCAGTCACATATGGAGCGGTTCCATTATAAAACTGATAAACCTGAACTCCATCACGGTTCATTCTGTCTAATATTTGCCTTAGTGTTGTTAGCCTCTTGTTTTGCAATTTATCGTATGGAGTTGTAGATATATCAATATTTGTATCATTATTATTATCCATGCAATTGAGAGATAATGATTCAGAACAATTTATTGTTCCTGTTTCGTGCTCTGATGCTTTATGTTCAAATATAACTAATCCACCAAATTGAGATTGCTCATCATTAACATTTAGAACAATATTTAACGTATAGTTAATACCATCTAAATATGCACACCCTTCATTTTCCATTCTTGTTGCTTTTTGCTTTAAGTGTGGGTTTATCTGATCACACAACTTATTGGGATCGCATAATAAAGAACCTGTCTCATTACCTGAAAAAGTTAACATTCTGAATGAAAAAATATTTTCATCATTAACATCACCACCGTATGGAGTATATGCTCCACCTGATGTTATTAATCCATTTGGAGTAATTGCGATACCTTGTCTTTTACCTATCTTTTCGATATTTTTATCAACAGATATAGCTCCAATAGGAGTAGGTTCTATATTTTCCAGTAAGTCTCTCGCATCATAATAATTGAATTTAGTTCTTCTTTGTAGCGCTTGAGGAGAAGATTCTCCATTATTAACCGCAATTATTATTTGATTATTATATCCAGCAATTTGAAAATACTGCCTTGTGTTGCAAACATTATATGCAGTTAATCTTGTCATATTAACTGAAGATATATCATTAGGTAATTTATATACTCCTGTTTTACCATTGCCAGAACCAGAATAATAATCAAGAATAAAAAGATATTTATCACCATCTATTTTTGTTACATATAATCCCTCTGAGTTAGTATCACCAGCTGAGAATATCGATTTTAAAGATAGTGAATCTCTATCATAAACATATATCCAAGCCCAATTATTATCACCTCCAACCCCAGAGCACGTTATATATATTTCATTATCATCATCAAAAAAACACATTCCTTGTGGGTAGATATATTTGTAGTTGTATTTTTCTAATATATCTCCATATCCGGCAGGTCTAAGAGGTAGTTCTGCAAAAATTTTAATATTTGATATAGATTTCCCTGTAGATTCTTTCACCTCTTGCTCAATTGATGAAAATCTTTCTTCAACTGTATCTCCTGTTTTTGTGCCAATTAAGGATGCGCCATTCTTACTCGATAGCTCTATTTTTAGTTGGTCTGGATCATACTTCAATACATTGGGATAATAGAATTGCTGCGCTCCGTAACTGTCATATACAGCCATGCTGTGACCTTCCACTGTCACGAACTTAGCAATCTGACCGTTGTAAACAGGGAACCCTGCCTGATTAATGATTAAAGGTTGTGATACTGGAATATGAGGGCCATCTTCATTTTCTAAATAAACCTGAATTTGGTTTTCTGGTAATGTTGGATCGGTATCAATTTTTCCAATGAAAATCTTACCATTACTCGCCGCTTGGAATTTCCTTGCGAGAGTGAATAATTGTGACGGCATTGACACGACGACATTAGGGATAATATCTGACATTGCTTTCTCCAAGCGTGAGTAGTCGCACCAGTGTTAATCTGGTGTGTTTTGGACGTAAAAAAACCGCAACTAAGCGGTGTTGTTATTTGTAGGTTGTCCATAACCTAGTTGATTAATTCCTGTTTTCAGCCTGTGATCCAGAACTTAAACTTTGTGATATTGTAGAAACTGCCTTTTCAAACTTACTTGTTCCTGCTGGAGTTCCTGTTAATCTCATCACTGCTTCTCTAACCGGTTTGCTTTCATAAATGCGAGCTAGTGCACCATAAGTTCCAGCGCCAATTGCAGTTGACGGTTTTATTGCTGCGCCTAAACCAAGTATGAAGGGGATTGCTTGCTGACCGGTCGGCGTTGTGACACCAGCTTTTGACGCTTGACGTGTAGCTTCTAAATACTTCTTCAACCCATTTATATAAATAGCTTCTTGACCTCTAAATGCTATTCCAGTTTGGTTTGACATGATATTTAGTTGCCTCAAGAACTGATCAGGAGAATCACCCGCTTTCTCAATTGCTTTACCAATAATGGCATTCCTCATTTGAGCGCGTCCACGAGTGTCAACTGAGTTATACAAGCTCCTAATTTCAGATCTGTTTTTGCTAAATAAAATATTGTTAACCACCTCTGGCGTTAAATCACCTTTGGTTAAGATGCTCTTCAATCGAGTATTTAATATTTTATTAGCTTCATCTGCATAGATAGAATTAGCTTGGTTATACTTGCGTAAAGCGTCAGCACCTAAGTTTGTTGATATTGCATCACCAGCATCATCAGACATGGCTTTATAAACTCTATTTATCGCAGCATCAGATCGATTAGGCATAGCCATTCTTTCACCCTTAACGTCTTGTCTAAATTGAGTCCTTAAGTCTCTTAATTGAGAAATATTAACGTTACCGGATGCAAGTTCATTCCTGTAAGACTGCAATTTCGAGATGGTCTGTGTATCAGCAACCTCACCTAGTTTAGACAGTTTTGCTATTTCGCTATCAATCTGGTTTATTGCTCGGTTGGGTGTAATGGGTACACCAGATAACGCATTCTGGATTGATTCCAGCCTTTCACCAGCCGCCTGTTTTATCGTTGAAGTTTTTCGCTTTAAACTCTCAACAATTTGGCTAGGGTCATACTCGCCAAATCTATCAGCAAAGTCACGAACAAGTTTGCTCCTCGACTCTTGTTGCTTTGATCGCATCCCAGACGTACCAACAAAAGGTATACTTTCCCCGACACTTTGAATTAATTTTCCCGGTTTCGTTTTTGGCGGTGCTACATCAGATGTATACAAAGGAACATTATTTTCTTTCGCAAAATTAGCTAAGTCTCTCGCTTCTTGTGTTGCTTTTTTTGTTATTAGGTTTTCTCCTAATTTGAACGCTCCACCAATACCAGCAGACAACGCCGTTTGCCAAGGGTTAATATCACCACCACCCGCCATATTAACAGACGATTGTAGAGCTAAATCTGTACCTGCTGATTTTGCAGTAGCACCTAACACTGTTGGCGCTCTAGCTGCTGGGGTAAATGCAACTGCGTTCGCGATAAATGGCATCACATCTTCAGATGATAGACCTGGCTTGTTTAATGCGTAGCGACCGGACGGGAAATCAACCAGCAAATTTCCTTTCTCGTCTTGAGATACTTGCCCGCCCATATTGCCGATAACTTTTACAAAGTCGTTATCGTTACCAAACATTTGCACCCAAGCCGCTTTCATGGCATCGGTATTAAATGCATTCATTTCTGGCGAAGACATGACCCCTTCGAGCCCTTGAACTTCAGGAGTCATCTCGCTTTCACCAGTAAAGGCATCTATTACGTTTTCACGGAAACCTTTAGCATCATCAGACGATTGCTGTAAACCTTGGGATAAATTCTGGTTGGCTTGTTTCATGCCAGCGATATAGCTGTTTTCTGGCTGTGATTGCTGGGTTGCTTGTTCTGGCTGTGATTGAGGAAGAGGATAGGCGGTATAAAACTGTTGTCTTGCGTTATCTACGTCGTTACCAACATTTGGAGCAACTACCTCGTTGAAGTATTGCTCTTGCGCTGATGCTTTTTGTTCGCTAGATAGTGATTGATATTGAGGTGATGAGATCACCTCTTTCCATGGTTTAGCCATTACCCACCCCAGAGATTAGAATACCCACCTTGATTATTAGCGGGCGCTTGTTGTGTTTGTTGCTGACTTGCTGGTGCGCTTAAGCTGGCATTTTTTCCTGAATTAAAGTCTTTGTTGTATTGTTCAATTGCCTTTAAAGTCTCACGTATGGCTCTTGGGCTGGAGAAGTCAGGCTGTGGCAATCCTTTCTTGTATATCTCTAATTCAGCTACAGTATTAATGCCACTGGCACCCATTGCTTTTGCTTTTTCAATACTCATATTTTGCATGTTGCCTAAAACCCTTTCGGCTGCATTATATAAGTCTCTTGTCTCATCATCGTTTAGTTTAGTTCTATAGTCAGATGTGATAGGAAGCTTGCCAGCACCACCAGTAATGCCCGTTATTGAAGACAGGGTTTTATCATCTGCATCAAGCAACTTCTTCATATCAGAACTCATCATATTGGTTGTAGCCATTCCTTCAGGCTGAGAAATGCTTGATAACGCTTTTACAGGAATAGTTACCACATTGCCGTTCGCATCAAACCCTTTGTAATATTTGGAATCACCAGCGCCTTGCGCATTAGGATCTATCATCACAGTCTGACCATTAGCCAGTTGAGCTTGTTGCATTTCAGTTCCCGATTTGCCTTTTAGCGCCAAGAACTGTTTACGTTGTTCAGGTGAAAGCGTCATCATGTACTCATACTCCTGAACTACCGCTGGTTTACTACCTGCTGAGCTAGCTGATCGCATGGAGTTTTGAGCGGAGATATTTTGTCCACGAACCTGTATCTGATGACCTTCTCTTGTTAGTGCTTCGCCAGCTTGATTGCTTCTGATTTGCTCATCTAAACGACCTTGGTCAATCTGTCTGCCAAGTTGTTTATCTTGTAGGTTAAAGTAATCATCAATACCAAGTGATGACATGCCAATGTGATCAGCTAACTGTACAGCCGCTTTAGGGTCTTTCTCTGCAATAGAAACCGCCTCCACAGGGTCAATACCAAGGCGACGAAATGCATCGGCATTCTGTCTAACGTAATCAGTGGCATTACCATTCATTACCGCATTGCGATAGCCAGATGATAAGTTACCCAAGGATTCGCGAACATCAGCGGAAACGCCTTGCATACCACCAGTAATAGCTTGAGCATATTCAGGATAAGTAGCTAGCAGTTGTCGCATACCATCACGATCACTATTTGCGTACGCCTCGCCCCATGCTTTTTGGAATTCACCAAGCCTTTCCTGCGCTTGATATTCTCCGATGGTGTCTTTAATTCCTTTCAGACCTTGCAAGCCTTGCAATAGAATATTGTTACCACCAGACCGAGCTATCTCATTACTTCTATTGATAGAATCAACTACGAAGTTAGCATCACTTGCTTGCGGTGCATTTGAATTATTTAAGCCAATAGAACCTAAAAAACCAGCTCCATTGCTAGGTTGCCAAGTTGCCATTAGAACAATCCTCCAAGCAATCCAAGTCCGCCGCCAATTGCTGCTCCCCATGGGCCACCAATAGATGCTCCAGCCATTGCACCACCTAAACCACCTGTAATTCCTTGCTGAAATTGGGACGGCCGATTAGCCATAGCCGCTTGAGCATTTGCATTTTGTTGTAGCAATTGCCCCATATTATTTGCGTAGTTTTGACCGGCACTAGCCTGACCTTGTAAAGCACCAAGCCCAACGTTTGCCAAATTTTGATAGTTGTTCATTTGGTCAGCCAGCCAACCTTGACCAAGCGTAGGAGCGATAGATGCAAGTTGATTACTTGTTGCCGTTGATCCTAGACCACCAGTAGCCTCCGCTCCTGCTAATTGCTGATAGCGTGCTTGATTTGATAAATCGTTAAATGCTTGAGAGTTGTAGTATTGGTTTAATGCTTGTCCTTGACCTTCTAAAGAAGATAAGTTTTGCAACTGACCTATATACTGCTGAGCGAGTGGCGTAAACGGCGCAAGGTTTTGCATGTTCGTCTGCCACATTTCACGCTGTAATGCAGTGGCTTCACGAGTCGCATCGGCTTGGGCACCCGCACCACCATCACCGCCACCTTTCATATATCCATGCATTGGTAGCAGTGAGTTTCTGAATTTCTCTGAAATAATCAGCATTTTAATAACTCCTCGTACTGTTCGCGTTTTAGTTGATAGATGGTGACACCTACTGGTTTACCATTACTGATGTACGCATCATCTAAATGACCGACACGAGTAGCGCCAAGCATTTTCACAATAACGCGACCATATTTTGTGGTATCAGGAACCATAGTTACTGAGTTAGTGAATTGACTGTTTTCCAGTAACCATTTGCAGAATAATTTGTGTGCATCAAAGGCGTATTTACCACGGAATCCAGCATCAAATATGGCGTGACACTCAACGACCGTATGCCAAAAATTACGCACCTCGAAAACACCAACCAATAGAACTCCTTCATAAATACCCAAGTAAAGCGCGTCGGGTTTAATGAAATACTGATCATTACCATCAACGATATTCCCCGTGTTCGACTTATCATTTAAAAACTCAGATAGCCGAATAGGGTTATCAATAATTTTAATTTCCATTAGTCTATTAATCCGTGTGAGCGAAGTGCATCTTCTAGCGCCTTGATTCTCTGTCTAGCCTCAATTAACCCATTTGCTAGGGTTTGTATTTCTGACCGTGTGTAATCAGCGCCGAATGAGTAGGATTGGTTAGCATTAAACGAACCCTTAAGTGATGTACCTGTTGCTGATGTAAAGCCAGTAACACGAGTGCCAACAACTTTAGTTCCGTTTACTGAGTAGGACGCTGAAACATCGATAGGAGATAAAAGCTTCTGTTTTTCTGTTTTACTGAGAGAAACGTAATCAACTTTGATTTCAGATATTTGACCATCGAGGTCTTGTATCTTTATTTTCAGCCCATCAACGTCTTGCTCAACATTAAGGACTCTTACCTCTAACTTAGATAAATCCTCTTCCGTTTTTGTGATGCGCTCTTCATGATTTGCTAGCTTAATACCATGCTCAACAATTGTTTGTTCGGCTTCACCAAGCCTTTCCTCATGATCTGCAAGAACAACATCTTGCTCATCATTCCTCTTTTTAGCATCGAAAGCTTCAGCGCCAGCCTCATTTGCACGACCAGCCACCTTTGCCATATCATCGGCACCATTCAACACCATGCGTCGATATGTTTCACTGAAATTAGTAGGTAGTATGTCTGGAACAATATAAGCGGATTGAATTTCTATGGGTTTAGAAAGGTCTTCATTTGCCATTATCCAACCCTCATCGATAGATCGCTAAGTGTTACGGGCGACTTAGTGATAACGCGAACCTTAAACCCTATATTCTTCCTCACTCTTCCTACTCGTCGCCATAAAACACGGCGGTCATATTGGAATGGTGAGTTTTGCTCAATCATTTGCTCTCGACCAAAGTTAATACCATCAGTTGTTGCAGAGAGAAATAACTTATCGGCAATCTGAGCAACGCCTGTTGATGCTTCAAGCTCTAAATCGAACACCCTTGCGTTATCGGCTTTAGCCATAGGCGTGTATAAAATATGCTCTACTTGCTTGTCATACTGAGATGATTTATTGAAGGCAAGATTACCAACAAGCCCCTCGACTTTATCCGCGACAGTGATCTGATTACCCTCATACATAAAATCAATTGCACGATAAGTTTCGTCATACAGTCCAGACTTTAGAATGCACCACTGCGGATATTGCTGGCTTCCTGCTGCATCAAAGCAAAGCGTATGGCGCTGTAAGTGAACAATGAGTAACTCATGACCATCGAAGCGAATAGTCTCAAGAACCGCATGTGATAACTCGTCTGATGTATAGCTACGAATGATCTTATCAATACTTGCTGTGGAAATTTGGCTAGCCGTTCCAGCACCAAGAATATAGACAGATGGCGCTCCGTTTGCGGGGTTACTGATGAATGCGAATGATTCACCAAATTTACACTTAGCATCACGACCAGCAATACCCATCTGAACCATATAAGATGGCTGTGGCGCATATATTACTTGTGACGCACTCGTTGAGCCGGTAATGGTGAAGTATTCAATGGTTGATGAACCAAAACAAAGCACCATGTCGCGCCAAGAATCGATAGCAATAATGCCGTCAGGCTGTGATTCAGCGGTGTAAAATGGACGGAATTTATCAGGCTTTGACTCATCATCTAAATCAGTAACTCCGAACCTTTCACCGCCTTTCTGAAGCCAAATGTAACGCCCTCGGTTACGAGCGACATCAACAACATCACCTAATTCGTATTGAGTATATTTTTCGACCACCTCTAATACTTCCTGAGTCATCAAAAACTCAGTAACATCTTTAGCTGTTTGCTCGCTAGATTTGGCTAGGTTCATTTTGTACGTGACTGTGATTTTACCACCGGCACGCTTAATTCCTTCCACCAGAACGTCGGTAAGATAAGGCTTCTCGTCATCTTCCTGTTGGGATAATTTAACGCCTACCATTTGCTCAGTAATAAGCATCTCATTACCGGTTTTACCATCAGAAGTTTTAGGCGTGATTTTTAACGTTAAGAACCCATCTAGATCATTCTTTGTGAGCGGTACAAAATCATCATTACCGTCTTTGTGAGTCCATTTTTTAACGTCACGTTTGTAGCCTTCAGTAATTACCTCTTCTTCAGGCCAGTTGGTCAATTCCTTAACTTCACCATCATAGCGATAGAGTTTTAATTTACCGCCTGACGCTACTGCTTGACTGTAACCAGAGTGAGCCATAGTCACCCTGTCTTTACCTTGAATGTCAGCAATGGCATTCTGTCCACGATAAAGTTTATTTCCACACACGCGATAGACCGTGTTGTTTTTCGTGTTGTACTGGACACCACGAGATACACCATCAACACTATGACGCTTTTCTAATGCAGGGAACGAACGCAAATAGCCGGACGCATTCAATACCTCTTTCGGTGTGGCCAACATATTAACTGGAAGACCATCAATATAATCTGCTGTATGCGGGTCTTTTCGCAAACCTCTAGCAAGAGGAATCTTTACCTGTGGCATTAAACCCCCTTTCGACGTAATAGCTATCTACGCCTAAAGCTGTGTATTTATTACCTTGACCAACTGGCATATCCCCACGCCTATCAATAGATGGAACCTTAAGCGTATCAAGTAATAATGCATCATAAGAAGAAGATGCTGATGCCTCTTGTCTTGGCGTTGGCTCTAGCCCGTAATCAGTTAATATTCTGAGTAACAATTGGTAGCCGATAGCTTGTTTGTATTTGCGAGGTAAGCCAGAATCATCATCTGGTGTTGGTTGATCATCTTCTAGTGAAAACTTATAACCCAAATCGCCAAATGTTATTTGTAGTTCGGACATCATATCTTCTAGATCATGAATGCCATCCTCTACCGATTGTGGCTCAGCATCAGTTAGCGTCGCATCGGAAGCAACGCCAGCCTTACGCAATGCAAATAGAACAATTTCACCTTTAGTCAGTGTCATTGACATTTGTTTCTGCCTTCTTAGTTGCCTTAGATTTCTTTACCTCTGGTTTAATAACCTCATCAACCGAAGCGACGAATCCAAGTTCCTTAAATACAGGAAAATCACTAGCCACAATGACAGCCTGTACATAACCATTTTCATTGTTAGCCCATGCGAAAACGCTTTTACGTTCCATATTTACCTCAAATAAAAAAAGGGAGCCGAAGCTCCCAAATAAACAACGAGGGTATTTAGACGTTTCCGAAGAATTGACCGCCAAAGTGTGGATTGAAGCACACATAAGCAGGTAGCAAGTCGAAACGCATCATTTGCTTGTTAGCATCACCATCAGCATATTTGTGTACGCGGATAGAAAAACCTTCATATGTGGCTACTGCTGAATCAATGCTATGTAATTTTGGCAGTGGGATAGTGCCCAAGCCACAGAACATTTTATTGAAGAACAGGTTAGGCTTCATCTTCTGCTTAGCAGTACCGATCACCACAACCTCATCACCTGCTGCTACTTTGCGGTCAACTGCGTTGTACTGTTTGTTTACTGCGTCATACACCGGAACACCAGAAAATTTAACAGTGACATCACCAGTACCATCAGAGTTTGCATCTTCAAGAACGGTGGCGGTGAAACTGATAGCAGTAGAACCGTTATACAGAGTTTGCTTGCTTTGCTGATTTAACCAATGTGTCGCAGTGAATTTAACCTGATCACCAGCCTTAAAGAATCCAGTCTTGCTTGCTGTTGCGCCAGTAAGAGTAACAGTGAACTGATAGGAATCTTTAATGGCAGTGTAATCCACTGTTGGAGCTGTTTTAACAGTCAGCGTTCCGCCAAAATCACCTTGCTCACGAGATGCTAAGCCATTTGACATTAGAGCTTTAATGCCGCCAAAGTTACCCGGAATTTGTGCATTTTCCCACGCTGTACGCACTAATTGGTCAGACGCATGCAAGCCAGTTTGAGCATCAGCGAGACGTTGAGCAGACCAAGGATCCATCACTGCGTAGTTATCACCAGCTTTAATGCCGATATCTTTCAAGAAGGTAGCTGTCTGAGCAACATCTGACCATTTGGCAATTGGTGAGTTTGGCGTGCCAAGTGACAGTGCACCATTATTCATCATGAAGTGAGCTAATTCAGTCTCAAGGTCAGTGACCATTCGAGCATGAATTGGCGCTAAGATTTGGTCTAACTGGTTTAGCTTTAAGGCTTCTTCAACTTGAGCCCACTCAACAGCGACAGTGATATAATTACCAACGCGACCAGTCGCCTTACCCGAAATAAGACCATTCTTTCCTTTACCAGTAATGTCACCATCAGCTGTGCGCTCAGAGCTGAATTGATGTGGGCGCTTAAAGCTGACACTTTCGCCAGTGCTTGAGTTGATTTCGCCAGCCAGTAATTGGCGATCAACTGTCTTACATAAAACTAAGTCGGACATAAAGCCCGGTAAAAACTTTTTAAGTACAATCTGACTTACGTTTGAATCTAAGTTATTAGCCATGTTTTACACCTTGTTTATTCAATAATTGCGCCGGGGCACAGTTTGTTTAATTCATCAGTCGTGACGCTTCCCGCTCCACCTTTAACTTCCGGCTCAGGTTTAGGTGCTTTCTTTGGTTTTGGTGCTAACTTAACTTTCTGGCTAAGCTGACCAAGTAGGAATGCTGCACGTATTGGGTCTTTCTCAGCTGTAAGCCGCTGGCGCAATTCTTTATTCTTACCAAGTGCATAAGCAATTAGCTCTGTACCTTCATCGGCAGCTCTAAGTAAGATTTCCTGATGGATGATAGGAACTTCATTGGTGACAATCTCTTCCATCTCAGCATAATCTTTTACAGGTAACTTAGATGCTCGTTGCTTATGATCTTCCAGTCGCTTAAGGATTTTTTCCTTATAGTCGAGCTGCTCTTTCTCCTTGGCTTTTTTGCTCTGATCAGCACGGCTTTTTTTCTCATACCAATCAGTTAATGCTTTTTCGTATGCCTCTTCGCTCCAATCACATGACTCTAGTGTGGGCTTCTGAGGTATTTCATCATTACGATTAACCGCTGGCTCTTGCGTTTGCTTGGCTGTAATTTCCTCAAGTTGGCGCTTTAGTTCACGGTTTTCTTTCTGAGTATCTTTAAAGCCTTTTCGAAGGTCTTTAATCCATTTGGCTGTAGACTGGTCTTCAATTAAATCTTCTTCATCAGTCAACGAGATTTCTTCATCGCCGATTTGCAAGGAGTAATCTTGCTCCTGCTCGACGCTCTGATCCGGTTTTACTTCAGCAGAATCATCAGTAACAGCCTCGGCGTTATTAGCGGCATTATTCTCACTAACTTGCTTTGATTGCTCTGAGGCTTCTTGCTGTTGTGATTCCTGATTTTCAGACATAGGTACAGCCTGACCATCAATGATCAGTTCGTTTTCCATTTATTACTCCTTAACTCTGCGAGAAGTCCGCAGGAGACTGTTGGTTGTTTTGTGATTGAATGGTTTTCGCAACGTCTAGGCTTTGCTTACGCTGCGTATCTGTTGCTTTTAGAATTAATTCGGCATCCGCTCGTGATGAGTCGCCTTGTTCCTTCTGGAAGTTATGTAACATTTTAAGCGCATCTCTAATTTCAGCGCGCTTTGTACTATCTGCTGATGCAAGAAGTTGAACAACTTTAGCCTCAGCAACCCTAGCTTCTGTTTGTGCTTGGAATGCTTTAACCTGAATGGATAGCTCTTCATTTTTAGTCTTCTGGACTTCTGCCTGCCCTTGCAAGTACACACCTTGCGCTGCCAATAACTCAGCGTTAGGTTGTTGCGCCTGTTGCTGTGCCTGAGCGACAATTTGCTCTTCTTCTGAGTTGCGAGGTTTGACTACACCTTGAGTAAGTAGCTGATTGCGGTTGTACTCCTTGAACTCATCAAGACCTTCTCCGTCCATGTTGTCTAGGATGATTCCCTGAACAACTGCGCGCATCGGATCTTGAGGCAACATGCCAGCAAGAAGATTTGTCAGCACTGAAACAGTGGCATCACGCCTTGCTGTATAAGATGGCCCTACATCAACCGTGACATCATAACGACCAGTAGATAAATCATTCATGGCTACAATTTCGCCTGTTTGTTTATCTCGTATCGTCACAGACATCAGCGCTATATCATCAGTACCATCCTCATTAACTACGCGAACTTGCCTATCAGATCCATATACTTCTCTAGCCATCGATAGCCATACCTCACCAGCACGTTTCAAGCTCTTAGCCATGTTATCCAGATAGATAAACGAAGCCATGTCCGATCGGTGCATAAGACTATTAACGGTCTCTTTGGCAATATTGCTAGGCATTTGCTGCATTGCCTGACTAGCACCAGTTACTTCCTGAATATCTAAGCTTGTTTGCTGCAACAGCGCAGCCATTGCCTGATTAAGTGGCTGTGGTTGCGTATAACCAATTGCTGATGCTGGCGCAATAACATTGCCTTGCTTATCGGTTATTTCATTCAGAGGAAGGAATGCAGGTCTTTTTGAGTTTCTATCAGCCCAGTGTTTTTCAAGCCCTTTAATCTGTTGCTTGCCAACAATAGGAACCGAACCGGGGTCTTGAGCTGCTGAATCAGCAAGCATTGACACCTGTAAGTTATAAAGGCGCTGAGCATCCATTGCTTTTGCAATATGCCCCTCGACTCGCTCGATGTCATCAATAAACCATCGCTTACCATAAACAGGGATTAAAGGAATGTGCTCACCCGGTATTCTCTGAGCTTTCTCAAGGAATCCATCACCATCGACCACTGAAACATAAACTCGACGGCGCTTAACTGTTCTTCGAGCAACCTCAACAAAGCCAATATCAATTAATTCATCGCCAACCTGCTCAAGTTGTTCGCTGTCATAGGTAACAACCTCTGAAGTAATTGGGTTTTGGAAGCTGACAACATCAACTGATTCTTTTCTTACCTCATAATACTTAGCAATATAGACGACATCAGAATCAAACCAGTCATAATCCCATGATCTATCAATGCCTACATCTAACGTTGCTGGGTCTTTTTTGTACTCAGCCTTGTACTTCTCGGTGGATAACGAGTACATGCAAAAAGCCCATTCGGCATCAGACTTGTCATATTTCTTGGCGTCAGGGTCAAACCACACAGAACGAGACGGATCATAAATAGGCTCGATAGAAATTCGCTGTCTGTCATCCATCGGGTCTAACTCATTGACCAAGTTTGTTGTTAACCTAAAGCAACCAAATCCACCTGTTGCTGCATCATCAAATGCATTATCACAAGCCTCACCACCGTCAGTCTCTTCGTAGTCAGCGCGAAACAAACCATTTAATTTATCGGCTAAATCTTCGCTTGCTTCTTTGTCACCCGGTCTAAACTTGACTGTGATTCGATTATTGCGATACTCACTGATGATCCTATTTAGCTCAGTGGCTATCTTGTTTATTTCAAATTTAGGGTATTTCTCAAAATGGTCATTGAGTTTAGTACCCGCAGAAGTTGCACCTTCCCATTGACCCCCGGGCACTCGTGCAAACCGTGTTGCTTCGACGCATTTCGCTCTCACATCTTCTTGCGGTGAGTGCGCACGGTCAAACCTGAGCATTATTCGCTCATGTCTTTGTTGTAGTGTTTCAGCCATAGTTACCAACTAGAAGATGATGGAACGTAAATCTCTGTATCGTCATGAATAATCACAGGGCAATACATAGACATCATGAGGGAGTCAGCCAAGTTAGGCGATGGAATGCCAAGCTTGACTTTCATATCAACCTTGGTCATTAGCTCTAACTTGCCATTACCGTTAAACTTACGTTGAATTTGCGTAAGCTCTGCGAATAGTTTTTCTAACATCTGTTCGCCAATCGCTTCTTTATCGAAGCTAATCATGTCGTCAGGGTTTGCATATTCGCCATACTCTACTGCTCGATAAGTTAAATAGAGCCTGTCAGCCAATGCATAGTAGAATTGTGCGCGCTTGTTTCTGAATACATCGCCGATGGTTCGACTATTGTCACCGCTAACTACTTCATCAGCCCATGCGCCAGATTGATATAACGCATCCTCATCGAAAGGAGACTCACTACCTTTGAACATGGTTACTGTTGTTTGCTTTCCAGTGAATGCGTCAGTAACTTGCCTGCGTAATGCCGCACCCAATCCGTCACCATCCCATAGGAAGTGATCAGCGCCATCTTGAATAGCTTGCTCCGTAGCCCAATCAGCGCCCTCGTTAACATCCATTAGCAAACCTTCTGCAACTTTGTTAACTACTGATCCCCTGCGTGAAACATACCCCTTGGCATCACCGCCAGTATCAGACGGGTCGTGAGTTGAAATGACCGCACCTTTAGCTTTCCATCCTAACTTCTTGTGTGCGTCGGTAGCAGCCTCTAACCATTCACGTTTAATAATAGCCATATCACTAGCGCTTACTGGCTCACCCAACCAGATATGCCGATATAGCGTTGGATTCTTGCGTTTGCATTCCTCCATCTCTAATCGCAATACATCAGGGAAGTGAGGGTTGTCGGTATAGTTGGCAGTAAGCAAGCAAATATCATCAGGTGGGTTAACAACGAAACGCTGATAGGTGTCATCAAGAATGTTTTTCGGGTTAAAGCTCACCCATATTTCAGAGTTAGGCTTTCGAATTGTCGGGATCAGAATATCCCAACTCTCTTTTGTTACCGCCTCTGCTTCCTCCACCCAACAAACATCCACACCTTCAAGTGACTTAATCTTTGTCGGGTTATTCTTGATGCCGTAAAACATAAACTCAGCGCCAGTGCCAAGATGTTTAATCATAGTGCGCTGAATTTCGAACTCATTGTTATAGCCCTCTCTCTCTATCGTATCTTCAAGAAGCCTGATAACTGAGTCACTAATACTGTTTTGCAATTCACGAGCGCAAAGTATACGGACTGGCTGCCTCCTCGCTGCTTCAACGAGAAGCCTAGCTATTGCCCAAGATTTACCGCTACCCCTGCCACCTTTAGCGACTTTGTAACGGTGCGCCTCAATGAATGGCATAAAGATAGGGTTTATCTGTGTCATGCTATTTACCGAATAATGAGCTCATAGGTGATGTTTCTATTTGAATTGCGCCGCCATCAGCACCAGTAATTTCCTGTGTAACTTTGTCGCCATACTTCTTTGGAGACATTCTAGCCAGCGACCATTTTCGAGTATCGATCCTAAGCTTAGCCTTAGCTACCTCAGCGGAATCAGGAAGCACGTCATCAGCTATTTCTAGAATCTCTTCAAATAATGCATCAGCCCTTTGCTCTGTTGCCTTCGCGTATTGGTCTCGAAACTCTGCATTTTCGGATAACCAACGGAATACTGTCGCCTTACTTGGCATTCCAGGTCTCCTACAAACCGATCGCAAGCTTTCTCCCTCTGCAAGCTTTGAACAAATGTCATGAGCAGTCTCAGGCATGTAATCAGACGGGCGACCACCTTTATTTTTCTTTGTCACAGTGACCTCCTTTAATCAATTATCCAGCCCACTCGTAAATGAGCTGTGTAATTAACTACTGTGCAAACAAATCTAGTGCTTGTTGAGCATCACGGGCGGCTTTCTGTGCTCGCGCTACAAACTGAGCTTCTGTCTGGCATGTTTTGTATGCGTCTTTGAATAATTCAAACTTGAGCGCATCATCTTTTACGAACTCGATAGCTGCTTGAGCTGCAGCTGTATCATTGCCAACTAACCGTAATAGCTCTAAGCGCATTTGATTCTGTGCTGTAATTTCTGTCATTTGATGTTCCTGTGTGAAGTTAATCGCAACCATCATCACGTATCACTACGTTACTTTGGTCACTTACGGCTTACCCGTCAGCAAGAAGGATCACCTCCTGTTACCTTGTCGGGGTTATTCTCCAGATAACTTTTGCTTTAACAAATAACCTTCAAGCATCCAGATTTTGTTAATTGCATTTTCACGTGCAATTTTACGACCAATTTCTGCATCGAAATTTTCAGGGCTTGCACATGCTGACTCACCAGTAACAGTGAAACCATTTTTCAGAACAAGAACGCAAAGCGTTAATATATCCAATTGAGATGGCGGGTTAATAACGCGCTCTGATTCACTTAATTTATTAAATTCATCACTTGCTGATAGCGCACCTGCAAAACCATCACCAGCAGTAAAGTAATGCTCACTAGCAATCACACCTTCAATGTGGTCTGGCGTGATACGTGCGGCAGTTTTACCTTTTGCTTGAATTTCTTTTTCGATATCTTTATCTGTCATTTTGTTTCTCGCTGTTTTATTTCTTAGGGATGCATTTATCCAGCTCTTCACGGAATTTAACTGGATTATCTGAACCTTCTACTGCCATGATATTTCTCCATTAAAAAGCCCCGCTATTGAGCGAGGCATTCAGTGTTGATGTAATTCTGCAAATACAAAGTTTGCTGTTCATTCTCGACTATCATTTCTCTGAGACGTAGATAATCTTGTTCAACTGCTTTGTTAAGTCGTGCGGTGGCTTCATCGCTTCCGCTTTCGGTTGAATTCTTGGTGGCTGCTGGACACTCAGCTTTGGCGTACACCCGCTTAGAACCAGAGTTAACAGCATCACGAAGAGTGTTGATTTCATTCTTTGCACTGGCTAACTCCTGAGTGTATTTAATATCGAGTTGATTTAATCGAGTGATACGGGCTTGATAGTCTTTGTTGATGTTGATTTGTTGTGATAACTGATTGGTTGCTGTGTTGTAGTCTTTGCTCAGTTTGTCGTAGTCGTCTATTACCCACCATAGCCAGAATGCAGATATTGCCAGTAGTCCAGCTAATACCTTGGTTAGCGTATTCATGCGGGATATGCCTTATGGGTTAATTGGAAGTGAGGGCCATCTTTAAATGTTTTCCAGTTACCGCCCCATTCAATATCGACACTGAGCTCTTTCGCCGCTTGCATCATGGCATCAGCGACTTTTTTAAAGTATGACCAATAGTTCCATGGGATCTGATTATTTACCAGCGGAGCACAATCAACAGCGTGACCGGTTAAGTGGCGACTATTCATCGTTTGGCTTTTGCCACTTGCAACTAACTGTCGTTGACGGGCTTCATTGCGCTTACCTTCAATTACCATAAAATCAATATCGGTAATTTCTAATGCTCGATGTACTACTTTAACCAAGTCAGGATGAACGCCACGGAGGTTTTCTTCACTACGTCTGCTTAATCTAAACTTACTCACTTTTCACCCCCACTTTATTTTTAATCATATTGCTTGCCTTCTCTACACCCCAATAACCAATCATCACGCTGGTGAAATAAGCTAAGTCTGGGTTCATACCAAGAAGAGAGAGTAGGTCTTTAGCGAACCAACCTAAGAAGGCGCATAAGAATCCATCTAAAAGCGTCTTCTTCCACCCGCCTCCGTTATACATCCCTCTCAATATCGCGACAGTTCCAGCCAAACCAGCAAACATTCCTTGTTCTTTATATTGAGATAGATAACTAAATACCTGATCCCAAAATTCAGGGGTTTCTTTCATATGATTCATACTCACCCCCTATTTGGAGGAATTAGTTAATAGAACGCCGACTCACAGCTCTTGTGTGAACGTGAGGTGTTGTGATTTATTCTGTGGTCGGCATATACGAAAAAAGACCGCCTAAGCGATCTTCAAAATGAGTTGTTCGGAATAACCGAATATGTGAACTTGTAAGGATTATTTACAGGTTGCTATTCCCTCGAATTCGGGGGAATTAAAATGGTGGAATTACACCAGAATAGAGAAGCGGGATTAATCAGAAGGAAAGCTCAAGTTTGGCGACCTAACTTTTCTATCTAATTACCCCGCACAGGCCTTGATTGCTCAAGATTTGATATAAAAAGGGACACCAGATATCCGTCGACCAAAACATCATCTGGCGTCCCTAATCACACAACTCTCCAAAATGAAGAGTGTGTTAGATAACAAAAAACCCCGCCGAAGCGAGGTCTTTAATCGGAACTTTTCAGCCCGTAATCAGCAGGTAATCTCTTACCCTCTTTAATCTATCTGTCTGCTCTTTGCTTTTACGAGCGAGCATAACATAAACAGTATACTATTTAGGCGCGTAATGCAATAGATTTCTCCTATTAATAAATTAAATAGAAAATATTGCTACTTAACTTCACTAATCATGGGATGAATGGCATCTTCAATCATAGTGCATGCCCACCTAACGCGACGTTTGGCAGAGTCTAGGTCTATACCTGTCTTCCTTGATAGCTCCTCTAGAATGTTTTGCGGGCTTTTGCATTGCTTATAGCGTTTAATAATTACATCACGAAGCGGATTACTTATTGGTAAAATTTCGTTAATACACTTTTCAACAAATTCGGCGTCATCTTTTTCTTTGGCGAGGCGAAGAGCGCCGAGTGTTGATTTGTTTGGTGCAATAATTTCTTTTACCTTAGCGATTAGCTCACTGCCTGTATATCCCATCTTTCTACAGCTATCAAAAGTGGCACGGATCAAAGTGGCTGAGCCGTCATCCCATTCATCCCTTGTCATTAATCGACCAATAACATTTATGTTTAGACCATCAGGCGAATCATCTCCTTGGTGGTTTCTACCCCATATGGTTAGCATGTATCTAGTCCATGGCCTTTCTGACTGACTTAGCTTTGGGAGTGACCCAAAAAGCTTTTTCCTCATTTCCTTTTCAGTTCTGAAGTAAGCTATTTGTTCAAATGAAGCCTTTCTCATCTCGCCTCCGGTAATACTGTGTGATAATCATCATTCGCAGTTGTATATAAAACCCTGACACCATCCATCAGCCCGCATAATACTTCCATGCATTCAGCAATCTGAATTATGCAAAAGTTAACTCGACCACCTGATTGAGATTTCAGATATCTTGCTTCTTCAATAGCTGCGATTAAGTCAGTGAACATCTTTCAGCTCCTTTAACTTGGCTCGGTAGTAATCACGTATCTGCTCATAATCTTCACGTTTCCACTTTGGCAATTCATGAGAACCCATCAGCCGATCGAAACGTTCCTGACCAATTTTTTCTATTAGTCGAGGTGTGTAATTTTCGATATTTCCCGATAGATGGTTATTACATGGTGCGCATTGCTTATGGCAGTTATCTTCATCGAACCTAAGCTCAGGATTTGCTCCTGTGGTTCGATAGTGACCTGCGTGATACTGACCTTCGTGAAAACGACCACACGAGATGCAAGGCTCATCCTTGTCTCTTTCTCTGATAAATGCGTTGAATGCGGTCTGTGCTTGCTTGGTGAAATATGAGAGGGGTTTTACTGCTAACTTGCGGGATTTGAGTTTGTCTTTTTCTTCTCGTTCTTTTTTCTGTTTCTCCTTTTTAAGTTTTGCTAATGCTTTTTCTCTATCTTTATTCCTTCGTTGCTCGGATAATTCAAATCCATGCTCTGGGCTACACCAATTTTGAAAACTCTGCTTTGGAACAAACCATTCTCGGCATATTTTACAGCGCCGTCGCCTTAACTTCTGCATCTCCCTCTCCTTTGATTTTATCCATCACTTCCAAATGAGCGTATTC